GAGAGAACTTTTTGAAAAAGCCTCCTATGACTTTAGCTTATGGCCAACTTTTGAAAAACCTTAGTGGCTCAGTAAAAGAGACTGTATTTACAGGTTCAGCAGCTACTAATATTAGAAAGCTATATGATAATGTTAAAGCGCGTGAATTACTATTGAGCAAAGCACGTAAAAACCAGTCTGCTGATGACGTAGTTGTAGAGTTTTTACATGATATATTAGCAGACTCTATAGATGCGGAGCTTCATCCCGACGTAGTTCAAGTTGGACAACTTCTTCGTGCTAATAACGTCGTTGCTATGATGACAAACGAGGTTATGACGATTAAGAACGCAATTGGATCTGATGTTTACATAGGCGCAAAGCATAGCGAAATCATGGACGAGAAAGGCGTACTTAGCTTGCAATTAACTAAGGACGGTAGACCTCAAAAAGTTGGTGGCGTACCGATGTATCGTTCTGAGCCAGCTGGATCAGCATTAAGAGAAGGCCGGCCTGGAGGTTGGGGTCGTGGTCGTGTAATTCCCGCCGTTATTCAAGGAATTGATGGCGCATGGATGAACATGACATTTACAGACTCATGGCCTGATCTAAAGAGCGCTTATATGTTACCTATTATGGATGCTATTAAGACTGACCTTGCAAACGGTCGTAAAGTTCGTGAACACGCGAACCGTAATTGGTGGAAAGCTATTCGTGATTATTCATACGTTGAGGAATTGATGGGAACATGGACGCCCACTGCAATAGCAGATTTTCGAAAGAAAATAAAGGACATGGACCCTGATATGGACATTGATATTACTATGGACAGTCCGTACAGAGCCTTTGGCTGGCTCTTAGATCCTTCTGATGGCTTAGATAATAAGCCTTTTGGAAACTTACGTGATACTATAGTAGACGCTGGTCCAATGCCTGCAAGAGCTAAAGGCCAGTCTGTTAAAGACTATGAAAATGCTAAAAAGCAAATAGCTGAGTCTATGGCTAGATCTGTGGTTCCAAAGATGTATGGAAAAGCTGAAGTAGGATTTAATTCTCTTAAGCCAAAGCAACTCTTAGAGTTCTTTGATCGAATGATGTCAGTGCTAGAGCTTGAGTCTCGCAATAGTAAAACAATTGCTAAGACTAGAAAGAACAGAGAAGCGCTGTTTCAAGCGGCTAAAGATAGTACGATATTGCAGATTGATATCGGATAAAAAAAAATAGGGTACCCAAAGCATTACGCTAAGGGTACCCTTTATTTTTTCACTATGTATTGTATTGTTCGTATAAATCAGGATGTAGAGTTCTTGGAATAGGTTGATACCATCGAGTACCGTCTACTCCGTATAAATAATATCCTAAAATAGGAACTTCAGTTCCAGTCTCGCTGTCTCTTTGATAAGACACAAATACTGGCTGATCGTTATAAGTTAATTTAGTTTTTTGTAGACTCATTTGCTTCTACCATTTCATATGTCCAACCTTCCTTTGCCGTTATTTGTAAAGCTCCCATTAAATCAATAGCGTCTTTGTTTGGAAACGGCCCATGAACTAACGTGTTTTTGTCGCCAACATATTTCTTAATGTAATACAGCTTCTTTTGCTTTGACATAGAAGTCCCTTCGTTTTCTAACTTGACGTGTTAATGTTTGTGGAAGAATAAGCTCTTCTCCGTTCTTAAAAATTATGCCGTATTTGTGGATGTCTAGGATCTGGTCGTAATCCAGCCCTAAACACCCGTCACTGTGTATCTTAAACATATTCCTCCTATGCAAAGAAGTGGTCGCTCAATGCAATCTCTTCTATGTCTAATGTTCCTAACTGGTAGTCGTATTGGAAGTCCTGAGGGTTATCTAAGAGCATTTCAGCTATGCACTGATAAAAGTCTTCTTGATTATACATTGATATAAAGACTTGCTTAGTAAGTTCTATTAAAGTCTCTACATCAGTTGCATGAGTAGAAAACGAATCATGAATAGCAGCAAAGTCTCCGTCCCAGTTAGCTATTACTAGCGCCATATGAGCCGCATCCATACTGTGTATGAAGTTAGGGCTAATACCGGCTGCAAAACCACCAGGACTTGGTATCTTCTTACCGTATACTAATCTTGGTTCGTTACCAACATGTTGTATACGCATATCAGATATCCAAGACTTCCACTTAATATCTTCCATTACGTAGTTTTCGTAGTAAACAGGAAAACCAGATGGCGTAGTCCAGCTTATAGTATCTTTCTTTAGCTCAGAAACAATGTAACTTGCCAAGTTTTGTAAGTAGCTCATAGTTTCTAAAGGACCAGGACAAACTTCATCGATAGCTTTTATTAAGTTAAACGATAAGTCGTTACAGTCAGACATTGAGATATTATATTTGCTGTGATAACCTTCTGCATAGCAGTCAGCATACATGTTTAACGCAATTGCTAAATGACCAGCGCTGTAAGCTCTCGTCATAGAACCACGCTTTGATATGCCTTTACGAATATGTTTCATAGGTATATTACGTTGTTCAAACCATTCAGGCATACGCGAAGTCAAGGCTTTAGCTGTCTTTACGTAGAAGTCTTGCGGTATCTCAGTAGGTACTAGACCTACTAACTTTCCTGCCTTAGGATCTTTAGATATAGCTGCTAAATGCTGCCAACCGTTATTAGAGCCATCAATAGGGATTGGTAAGTTGGTTAGATACACACCTCCTTCTGACGAGGTCTCCCAGAATGCATGCCATTCTTTACAACAAGCAACAAAAACAACAGGTTTTTCTGCTTTTTGATGTATTGTTTTATTTTTCCACGTATTTATTATAAAGTCTTGATTGTTGAGAACCCAACGAATTCTATCTTCAATAGTCATCTTGTCTACTGAAATATCCGTCAACCCCTCTGCTTTCAAATGCTCTTCATAATCACACTCACACCAGTCTGGTATAGAGTTTATGCCATATGATTGGTTATACGAACAGGCCGTATGTATAGCTAGATAGTACAAACCTTTCTCATCAAGTATTCTTTTATTCTGGAACTTAAGCATTCCACGTTCTATGTCTTTGCCTTGATAGTTAATATAGCTTTCACGATAATACAGTCTACCTCTATAATCAGCATCTATATACTGATAAAACGGTCTACCTACCAAAGCAGAAGCCTTTTGTACTGTCATGTTATATGAGTCGAATTTACTACGGTTTTTAAGTAATACTAGTTTAGCGTTCCAGTTTACCGCAGCTTCATCATACTTTTCTTGTAGCTTTTCCAGTGGTTTCTGGTTTTTCTTGTTCTTAAGTTTGTTAGTCATACGACGAAGTTCGCCGTAATACTTCTTTTCTAGCGACTTGTTACCCAATTCAGGATTAAATGGAGCGCCATTCCAATATAGTTCTTTGTTTGCCAGCTCTCTATTGTTTCCGAATATACAGTAACGATAATTTTTGCCAGTATTATCAGACACCTTTAACTTTTCTTCTACAAACTTGCTTTTGTTTGCTTTTACTACGTTTAAAATGTCTTCATCAATAAGCCATGCAGTGCTTTGTAGTTTATTAATAGCATTTACAAATGGCTCATTAAGTAGAGACTTGAACTCTTTATCTCTGTCAAATCCCCAATGTTTAATGATGGGAAACCCGTTGTCCTGAAATAGTCGAGTAATAGGCTTTATAGGTTCAAACGTAGTATTTTGAATTAGCTCGTCAATTACTACGTCTGGTAAAGTTCCTATTTCTAACCATCGTTCTCCGGTTTCAATCATATAAGGTGCTCTGCTAAACGGACGCTTGCCTACTGGGTTATTTTCCCAAGCGATCTGTGCTTCTGTTGGTGCACGGTAGATCTTAATATATCTACATTCATAAAAACCTTCAAGAACTAGATCTCCAAGCGTAACGTCTGCTCGAAAACCTAGCTCTTGGCCGTTCTTCATAAATACGTTCTTACCGATAGCAACTGATGCCGCTGTAAGCTTGCATGTTGCAGACTCAGAGACAGAAGTTTTACGAAAGTGGTATTGCAATACGGTAAGTGCATCATACACTAACTGCTTGATCGAGAGGTTGTGTTCCTTTACTAGCTTCACTGCCCAACGTTGGGGCGTTGACTCCACTTTCTGCTCCAGATAGTTTATTATCTCTTGCATTCTTTCTCCTCGTTCTGCGGTATGGATTGTGAGCTACATTATATAAGCTACAACCATGCCTTAAGCAGCATTTAATTTCATGGGCTTCTACAATCAAAGCTTCTGCTTCAGTCATATTTCCACCCTTAATTTCTACAATTTCTTGTATTTCAAATTGTTCTAACTTTTCCAATAGCCATACATGATGGTCATATCCTCTATGAGTTATTTGAAATGGTCGATGAAGTGTACCTTTACCTACATATACTACGTCTAACGTTTCTGGATCTTTATGTACGTATACGCAATACATTTCTTCAGGATATTTAACTACTTCATCGGTACCTTCTCTTACTTTAATACTTCTCAACTTCAACTCCGTTATTTATAAGTAACAACAAAGCCTCTGGCTGATATGATTCTTTGAACACAACTCGTTTTATACGCGATTGAAGCAATAACTTAGTGCATTCAGTACACGGTGATAGAGTCGCATATAACGTGGCACCTTCCGACGACGCGTTTGATGTAGCCAATTTACAGATTGCGTTAGCTTCAGCATGAATTACTTCCCATTTAGTTGTGCCATCAGCATGGCGTGTTTCGTTTTGCATACCATGTGGTGTACCATTCCAGCCATAGCTTAAGATTTGGTTACCTTTTGCTATTACTGCTCCCACCTTATGCTTCGCGTCATGAGACCGCCGAGAAACTAGCTCGGCGATACCCATGTATAGATCATCTTCTTTGATCCTGTTGTTTTTAAGCTTTCCCATGATTATCCTATTGAAAATCCGGTTGTATCATTTATTAATCGTCCCGTTTCTCGGTTGTAAACGGCAGCTCCAGCTGGTCCGGTGAGACCTGTGAATCGTGATTTAAGGACTGTGAATCGTACCTTATTTCGTTCTTCATCTGTTTCTGCTGTAAGGTTTCTTGAGAACGCGATAATATCAAATGAGATTTGTTTGATTGAGCCTGAACCTTTGACGTCGTCGATTGAGGCCATGTTTCCTTCTTCAAAAGCTTTACCTCCTGACTTACGTAAATGACTGATAAGACCTAGCCAAACGTTATGTTTCTTTACTATCTTAAGTAGATCAGACATAACTTTGTCGATAGCTCCATTACCTTCTTTGCCTTCAACTCCTTCCGAAACAGCAATAGTAATGTGATCAAGAACTAGGTATTTGCATCCCATCAAACACATGTATTCTATCTTATCTATAAGAGAGTCGTCACCAACTGAGCCTTGGTGGTCAAGTAAGACAAGTCTTTCATCGCTGAAAACTCTATCAAAGCCTTTACGCAGCTCTTCATCAGGCACTTCTTCATCAGACAAGTTTCGTTCGATAGCCATACTGATAAACTTTTCAGCTGTATCGCCAACGCTTTCTTCCAACGAAATCAAGCCAACCTTATCTTCAGTTTTATCAAGCAAATTTAGAATAATCTCTTTGATAATTGTACTTTTGCCAGAACCTGTACCACTAGTAAACAAGGTAATTTCACCTTGCCTTAGTCCTTTAAGTTTCTCATTCAAACCGTCAAGACAATCAGGATATGGTATAGACTCTGTAGCTCTACGGTCTTTGAACTGGTCCCAGATCTTTTCACCTGTTACAATACCCGCGGGTGAGTAAGTACTTGCTGACCATATAGCCTGGTTTACAGCAGCTGAGCCTTGATCAAGCAAACATTCGTTGGCGTCTTTGTATTTCTCAGTATGTACTACTTTTACTTTATCGAAACCAATAATCTTTGCAGCTGCTTGTACAGCCTTTTGACCTGCTTCATCATTATCAAACCACAATATTACATTTTGAAATTGTCTTACCCAAGCACGATGCTCAAGTAATACTGTTAGCTGATTTGCTGATGGAATTGATACAACAGGCCAAACCTTTTTGCTCGTATTGTATGATGCTTGTGCTACGCTGAGTGCATCAACCTCGCCTTCTGTAATTACTAGCATTTTACCCGCTGAAGTAAACTCTCGTTGCCCGAAGAGCTGCTGCGGCTTGCCTAATACTCTAAATTCTTTTGGTAAGATACGAATCTTATAGCAATCATCTCCATACGGATAGAAATGAGCTGGTTTATCGTTGTATTGGTGAGTCTTTACACCAAAGAATTCAACTACATCCTTCTGAATACCTCTACTAGGCATATCAAGACTAGGATAGTTATGAATATCGGTGATGTCAGTTGATCCAACAATACGCTTATTGGTAGTGGGTTGTTCATCTCCCATGTATTCCTTCTTTCTTGTTTGACACGCAAAACAGTAGGTATGTCCGTCGTTAGGGTCTATCATGACTCCGTCAGAGCTGCCACAATCAGGACATGGATACCTTTTGTTTCCGTGTAAGTTTACAATTTTCTCAGTTCCACTCACGATCATATCTTTCTTTCTTTCTAATTTTCTTTTTCATAGCGTTAATTTGCTTTTGATGTCTACGATTTTTAGCTCTAGACTTTTGGCTAAGCTGTTCAAGTATCATAGCATCTTGTTCAACGATGTCATCAATCAGTTTCTTTGAGTTCTTCAATGAGAATATCTAACCTCTCTTCGCCTTTCTTAACTAGTTCCTTATACATGTGTATTTCGTATACGTATTTATCGTTCCAATCAAAGACATGCTGCAAAGCATCTAATGTAGGCTTTGCAACATTGTCAAGATCACTCGCTTTATTGCTGAACTTTGGAGTCAAAGTTATCTTCAATGGCTTCGTGGTATCGAACTCCCATTCCATCGAGTCCGTAGCTTCCTTGAACCTCATCAGAAAGTTCTTGTACTCCTCCGTTGGATACGTTTGAGTGAACTTCCGTCCGTCCTTTGTTACTATTGCTCGTATTCCCTCCATCCGGTTTGCCGACATCGGCTTTCCCGGTATAACGATCTTCATATCGCCATTCCTCCATGTCCCAAGTCCTCTTCATATATATGAGATTACCTATCATGTTTAGTTGGTTTTCCCAACCACGTCCATACTGGCGTTGCCATTCACTTACAACTTTATCCATACGGTTTTCATAAGTCGTATCTTGTAAGGCCTTTTGCGCAGTCTTTATACCATATCCTTTACGGATTTTAGGTATGCAATCACCCGCATCGCCAATCAAAAGTTGCGTACAAAAGTTCATGTCTGCTGTATCGTCATCAACGAAGTAAACTACTTTACTGTTATAGTTGTAGTGATTACCTGCAATTTGATTTATGTCTTTGTCAATATGCGCAATAATCCAATCGTCTTCTGCTTCACGAGCTTCATGAGCCCAGATACAAACCAAATCATCGGCTTCCATACCATCTGCTGGAACAGCATTCCACTTATCAATGATATGAAAATAAGCGTCATTAAGACGTTCACGAAGATTTTCCTCCATCTTGACTTCTTTGCGTGAAGCCTTGTAGCCTTCATAAATGTCATATCTAAAATTACCTTTACCTTTAACCGCAAGATACGCTTCGTTTGAAAAGCAATCTACCAAAGTATCTCTAATAACTCTATCGACTACGTTTCTAGTATCATGCTTATTATCTTGGGTACAAGCAGCCTTAAATAGAATACTGTCAGCATCTATAAATACTTTCATCTACCTTGTCCTCTATATTTCTTTCGTGTTTTGTATTTTTTGCCTGTAAAAGTAGTCCTTTTACGAGGTTTCAATTCAAAATACATGTTATCTTTTACTATACGCTTTGCCATTTAACTTCTACTCCCCATTCTCCTTTAGGCTGTAAGTCTTTCCGATATAACCACTCAGCTGGACACGTTAACGCGTCAAAACCTGGATTATAGTAAGAGCTATAACACTCTACTATTTTGGTTTTATCAGACTCGTATTCAGATTTAATTTTAGAAAACCAATCTTTAGTTTCCCAGTTATCTGGTATTGGGTGACAAGTATAATTAAACCCGTCACCGAATAAATTAATGGACGTCTGCATAACTTTCTCCAATCTTATAGTCACCACCATCCATACACATTACACCGAAATCTTTTGGTGCTTCACGAAAAGACTCTTGTAGTATTTCACCAACACGTTTAGCGTCTTTATCACTAGCAATATAAGCTATTTCGTCATGATAAAAGATAGCTGGATACGCGTCAAGTTTCTCATCATTAATCTTATTCATAGCATAGCTTGTAGCCGCTTTACAAGTAACGCCTTCTGCAGCTTGCAATAAATAATTAAGTACCTGATAATCACTACGCGCATACACCTTACGGCCGTCAAGACCTGGTATACATCCATATCGGTTATATATTTCTTTGAGTTTTTCGACCAACGAGCCGAATCCTGGTAAGTTAGCCATGAATGCAGCTCTGGCTTCTCGTCCTTTCTTTGCATCGCTTACTCCACACAGCGTTTGACCAAGCTTTGCATCACCCGCACCAAAGAGAATAGCGTAAAGAAAAGACTTAGCCACGCTCCGATTGCAACCCAAAACACTAGCATTCCGTGAATGTTGATCACCGTTAATGACAAGGTCGGTGTAATCGTTATTGCCGACGTAGTGACAAAGACCACGGAGCTGGTTGCCAGCACTGTCAGCGCCAACAACTCTATAACCTGTCTCAGCAATAAAGAGTTCTCTAAGCATGCGACCATACGGAGCATCAACTGCCGGCAAGTTAACGATAACTTCATGACGACAGCGGAAACTTGGAGTACCAACAGTCCACATCCTACCATGAAGTCTAGGATTATTTGATTCGTCATATTTAAGTCTCTCTAACCATGAGTTTATAGTAGCCGCACGGTTCTTAATAGTATAATATCTATCAACCAGTTTACCGATACGACCAAGCTTAGCCAATGATGTTGAAGTTAGCTTAGGTCCTGTGCGTACCCACTGACCAGTCGGTCCTTTCTTTACGTTCCAATCATCAGGTACCCAGCCTATTGTATACAACCACTCTTTTACCAGGTCCATGTTTGATAAAGTAACAGGTTCTATAGTAAACCGTTGAAACTCATCACCAGGCAGCACGGGTGGGCTGTCAGACACGGCCTCTTCAGCTAAGACGGTACGACCCAAGTATTCCGATAAGATACGAGTAGTTACGGCAGTATAGTAACCCGCTTTGGTATACTTTGCCGTCTTTGGTGTCTTATCAATAAATACTTTAGTAGTTCCAAGTTTTGGTTCTACAATTGACTCAATTTTATTCATGTGTTTATGCATAACATTTAGATTATGCTTTGCACGATTCAAATCAAACAGCCAACCTTTCTTACGAACTTCAGACTCAAATATTCCAATATCATGTTCAACACGTAAGCCTTTCTTAATTAAGCTATTGTTTTCATTAGCCTTTTTAAGTTCTGCTAGTAAAACATGATACACTCTTGTATTTAACTGCACGTCTTGCGTACAGTATTCTAACATTTTTGGTGAGTAAATCTGCCAGCCTTGCTCATTGAATTCAGAGTTATCTTGTTTCTCGTAACCAAGATATTCACCCCAACCACCAAGACCTTGCTTGTGAGGACGATCAAAGTCCAATACTTGCGACATAATCCATGTGTCGATCACAGTAGTTTTCGAAGACGGTTTCCAACCATAAAGCTTTTCCAACGCCATTAAATCAAAGCCAATAATATTATGACCAATTAAGGCATCAGCGGTTTCCATAAATTTCAAACCGGACTCTATAGACGGTAAACCAGGCTGATCAGCGTATCTATAAATCTTTTCTGTCACAGCATCTTGACATACAAGTACGTGACAAACGGTCATCTCCTCCAAGAGACCATTAGTTTCTATATCAAATACTAATTGCATAGCAATCCTTTCTATCTTATAATTCTTCTAGTAGCGGCGCTCCTGCGACGCCTTTATTCTATGATTATATTAGACTCTTCAATAGAACAGCTAGGACAAATGTCAGTTTCATCGTCAATTGTCATAACCTGAAACTCATCACCACACTTAGGACAAGTAGCTATTTCTAACTCTTGCCCTAAGAAGTCTATTTTATCATTCATTTTAGTTCTCCTATAAGAAGTCAGCAGTATCTCCATGATTACCTTTGTGGTCAGGTCCTTGCCAATTAGCAGGCTTTATCAAATCCGGTAAGCCAAACGGATTAGGACGGCTAGCCTTGACTCCGGGTTCTTTGGCCATATTAGCGGCATGAACTTGCCTCCAAGCGTGGTCTGCGTCCACTCCCAGTATATCAAGCGTACCAATGGCAATAACACACATGTCAATAAGACCATCGATAATCTCTTCTGCGTCTTTATTAACAAAAGCTTCACGTGTTTCATTGAGTTCTTCCTCTAAAAAGTTAATGCGAAAAGCTAGAAACTGGTTTAGTACGTTATATTCTTGATCGAACTGTTTAAACGCCAACCATTCATGAACGCCAAACTTTTCATGCATTTCATGAATGTCTTTTACCCATGTACTTGTTCTTTTAGCCAATGCGGTATCTCCCTTTCTTTATATTTTGCAAATCTAATTTTATCTCGTTTATAGAAACCACGATAAGCATTTACAGGCCAGAACTCGTCTGTCTTCAAGTCATCGTGACCACTAAAACATTGTGGATGCTGAGTTAAAGGACCTTGCGGTACTAAAACGTTTGCATGCTTTAACAAAAGACGGTGCTTACCTGCTCCGTGTTGTTTACCGTATCTAAAAGTATACTCCTTTAGCATAGCATCGTACAATCTCCAAGCCCAACGGTAATTAGCTCTTGTTTCACCAGCCCACTTAGTACATGGATGGTTCTTATGTACTGCACGATACAGTTCTCGCTGTTTAGCAAAACCAGGAGCGTGAAGATGCAAGACGGTACAAAGCATTTGAGCCTCTTCCAACGGCATCTTTACAATATGTTTGTCACATAGTTGCTGAGCAATCGCGTCAGGTTCTATGTCGATAATAAACCTATTCATCTTTTCCCTTTCTGAAACGATGTTTAAAGAAAACTATCAAGTTTAGAAACGTATTGATGGTTACCATAAGCAGCAACCACCAATGCGTCCATGACTCTAATAAGTCCATTAAAGGTTTTTCTCACACCACTCTTTTACATGATGAAAATGTCGTGGATAAATGTGAAGGCTTTGAGCTTGCCAAAAGATGTCACCAACACTAAGGTCAAGGTCAGTGGCCAATCTTTCTAGAACTCTTACTTGCCAATACTTGTCATTAAGATAGCCAAAAACTGCGTCATTACTTCTCATTTGAACTACGCAATTAAGATAGTTATCATTGTCAATGTAATAAGTAACAGCGTTTGTACAGCAAAAGTCGTTGATACCATCTTTACGGTAATCAACATGCATAGACGGTCTTTGATAAATCATTGAAGCACGTCTACTGTTTGGATTAGTTTTTAGTTCTCGTAATACATTATCGTATTGAGATCCGTTTTCTTTACTGTAAACCATCCAACCGTAGTTAGAGTTTATATCACCACGACTATTTGCCGCATGAGTTTTCCAAATTACAGGTACTTTGCCGTATAAATCTTGAAGACGGTTTACATTACACTCTTGCGTATCATACCAATCACATTCAGCTATTTGATATGCCACGTTAGGCTCGCCAAAAATAGAGTCTCTGTTCGCTATAAAAGAGGCTCCTATAATTTCAAGCATATTTTCTTTATGTCGTTCATGCTCATTGTGCATGTACATAATTGCAAAAGTTTTTCTAACGTCTCCTACATTATTCGTAATCATTATAAATCTCTTCCACTTCGTTGTAGGTAAATGTTACATCTTGTATCAAGTCTTCGATTGTAGCATAAGCAGACCATAGATCTGCTTGTACTCCTTCATGATCGATGCGCTCAATAGAGTCAAGTCCCATCTTTAAATGTCTTATTAGCTTAAGTATAAAAGCTTTATCATCATCCATTTTCTTGAAGTTCCTTTCTCTTTTCATTAGCTATCTTTTGTAGCTCTTTTGCGCGTGCTTTTGTTGGTGCGCCAAGCTCTGCTCTAAGACGGTCTTCCATTTCTAACAAGACGGTTTTCTCATGAGGCCATAGCTTGCCAAGACGGATAGTCAACGCCGCTTTCTTAGTGCCCTTTTCCCAGCCATCTTTCCAACGTAATGTAGCGCAGTCAGACCACACTTCAGCAAATCTTTCCATGCCTTTGTTGTGATTATCTGTAGTGCGAGTTGTAGCACAGCCACCTGCTGCTTGTGTCTTATTACCTGCACTAGCAAACTTATTCATGTTAAGTACAGGATATCCGGCCTTTACCATTTGACATTGAATATGAAAATCTTCAGGCAAAAACTCGTCTTCTTGCCATTGTTCTCCAATCCAGTCATAGTTATGTGGGTTTATTACGCTAAAATCAAACCAAGTATTAGTGTACACACGAGAATTAACACCACCAGGAAAATCGCTAATCCCAGCCGGAGAGATTCTCTGTCCAAGTCCTCCAACTCTGAAGCCGACGTCACACGCGGTTTGAATATCTTTAAACAAAACATTCCAATCTTCCTCTTCCATGGCGGTAAATTTCAAAAAAGGCCATGACCCGTCCATGCCGTCATCTTTAGCCTTACAAAATGTTAAGTCATCATCCATTTGCCATTGAATAAACTCCATACCGAGCTCTTTGGCTGCCCACTCACGTCGTTTAGCGATCCCTCGAACCTCGTCAGGACATGCCTTTACATTACAGATAGATCCATACCGTTCCATATGAGCATCGTACTCTTCGGGATAAACCAGCAGAGTCGTAATATTTTGTATAGTCTTCGGCATTTGAGACAGAGTAACTTGATTATCTACTCTGCCTCTTGTAAAAATTACTGGTGTTATCATTAGTACAGTCCTCCTGGAATTAAATAGAAGTCTACTAGAACCATAAGAAGGCCAATTAGAATTCCCCATGCAGCTGTGTTAATTGCTTTTAAGACTTTAATGTACATTACTTATTCCTTTCCATCCATACGATAGCTCTTGCTGCGTAGTTAATCAAGTCTCGTAAACAGTCGTCAGCAGTATCAAAGTTTACTGAACCTTTCTGTTCCATGACTGATCTAAACCGCAACACTTTAGTTGTTAGCATAGTATCAAAACTGCGCCAACCATGAGGATAATAGTCATCATCCTTTACTGAACCTCCTTGATAGTCTACTCCCTTACTAGCCATGAGAGATCCACACTCTTCAAGCACTTCAATTGCGCGCTCGTAATAGCTGTCTTTACTATCAAGACGGTCAATCTCATGAAACGTTTCCTCAAGAAAGTCGTTAACGTTCCAACCATCGTCTTCTTTAAAGTCACCTTCATAAGATGCTGCTTCGAGTAAATCACTCAACGATTCTGCTTTCTTAGCCATTTTATCGTCTTCCTCTCTCATTCTTCGTAACATATACGCATAGTATCTCTCATTATCAGTC